CAGAGAAATAAGATGTTTAACTGGCAAGACTTTCTAGGCGACTTATCGGGATACCGGCCAAAGTATCTCGATGCTATTGAGCTCCTGGATGCCTGCTCAGAAGATAAGAAATGGCTGGCGAACGAGCTCACTAAAAGAGATGACCTCATTCGGCAACTTCGATTGTTGACTACCATGCCCGAGCCGCCCGAGATAACTTACAGAGTAGCTCGAGATACGGTCTGGATTCAACAACAGATTGACTCCATGGGGCTTGCTATCGTTAGGGCCCCGCTCGATATGGAGTATGAGCTTACTGACCATGGCAACATGCTTAACATCGTGGCGTGGGATGCAACCGATAAAATCAAATATGTCCGGGAGAAGTTTGATTGCGAGAACTTCGCAATTCTGTTTAAGGCAGTAATTGACCTTATCTTTCACCTGAATCAAGTCGCGCTAATCATAGACTACATATCGAAGCACAGCTATGATTTGATTCTGTTCCCGAATGAGAAGCACATGGTTTGCGAACCTCAAAGCGATGGGCTTTATCTGTGGACTGAGCGGTTGACAAAGTTCTACTCCATGAAAGGGGCGATCTGCATACTATGAAAAAGCCATTTTCAGGTATAGATATAAGTGACTTCCTGAATGACTGGCGGGAGTGGCATGCACTCGTGGAGGGCTTCTGCGAGACCTTCTGCTTCTGGCGGGCCAACTACGAGCCATCTAAGGAACTGATCGAAGACCTGAAGAACGAGCATCACTACTATGTCTTCGGGCGTGTCCTGGGCTTCATATCTCTTGTGGGGCTCTGCTTACTGGCAATCAGGATACTAAGGGGCAAGGCAAAAGATGGAATTTAACGGCAACTTTACATGGACTGAGGATGGGACGACTTTAGAGGAAGAAGATGTCAAAGAGAAAATAACTACTGGAGGCTCACCATGCAAGACGGTTTAGAAGCAATGGTAGCGAGAATAGACGAAAGAACAGAACACATGGAGACAGATATACGCGACCTGAAAAAGACCTGTGCCGGCCTGTCTGAAACTGTCAATAAGCATAGCACGGAGCTAGCAACTATCAAGACAAGAATTGGTAACTCGAATGGCCTGAACAAGAGGCAGACAGCAGGGATCGGTGGCGCCGCCGGGTTTGTTATTGCTGCCATTGTAGCCATTGTAGATTACTTTACGAGGCATTAAGCAATATGCCATATAAGCCAAGCCGCCCATGTCGTTATCAAGGATGCCCTAATCTGACTGATCACCCTCGGGGATATTGTCCTCAGCACTTGCCCGGGAAATACCGGGAGGAAGATAGCAAGCGCCCCCCCTCACATGAGCGGGGATATGATAGGCATTGGAGAAAGGCACGACTATATTATCTAAAGGCTAACCCTCTTTGTGTTGATTGCTTGAAGGAAGGAAAGGTTACCTCAGCGACTGTTGTGGATCATAAAACCCCCCATAGGGGAGATTACAACCCATTCTGGGATAGGAGTAATTGGCAATCTCTGTGTAAGCCCCACCATGACAGAAAAACAGCGACAGAAGATGGAGCATTTGGGAAGAAGCCGGAATAAGGATTATATTTAAGGAATAGGGAAGGGGGGGTTAAATAGCTACAGCTATTAAGCCTGTAAACCGAAGGGGCAATCAAACACAAGATTTCGCGAAATAGAGAGGGGGGGGGGTAAAACCCTAGAAACCATGAACAAAATAGCTAAAGGTTTACTACCACTGGCCATAAAAATATCTTCAGTAAAACCAGATCCTAAAAACGTGAGAAAGCACAATGACAGGAATCTTGAAACGATTAAAAATAGCATTGAAGTTTATGGCCAACGCAAACCAATTATTTGTAACAGCAAAACGAAATTAATTGAGGCCGGCAATGGCTTATGGATGGCAGCCAAAGAATTAAAATGGACAGAAATCGCGGCTATTTTTGTTGATAACGATGACCAATTAGCCAGAGCCTATAGCCTCATAGACAACCAATCAGCGCTGCTATCAGACTGGGATTTACCAGCCTTAAAAGATACACTAGAACAATTAGATACTGGTGCCTTCGATATGGCCAAAACCGGCTTTACCACAGATGAAATCGAAGAGCTTATGACGCAATATTATTCACCGGCCAACATAGACGACCTCTTAAACGAAGTTGATTATGATATCTCAAGCGCCCATATAGAATTTCAGGCCGATGATAAAAAGCCCAACGTCATGACCGATACCGGTTACAGGAGCCACTTCACAAATACCGATCTAAAGGACTTCGCGACTATGGAAGATGTAGTCAAGGGCATGGTCGCCGAAATAATGCAACTCAACCAACAAGAACGGAAAAGCAAGAAGGCGCCGCAATATACACTAACCTTTGAACCGAGCCTCGAATACCTGCGGAACAATCCACAGCAGCCCACGCTCTTTGACATGGGGGAGTTGGCAAGATGAAGAGCATCAAACCGATCTATCACCCCAAAGGCCGAGCAGCCGAATATAGCCCACTGGCATTAAACCTATATCGTGGATGCGGCCATAACTGCGTTTACTGCTACTGCGCATCGATCCTTCAGATGCCAGACGAAAAATTCCAAAAGCCGGAGCCGCGGAAAGACATCATCCTGAATCTTCAAAGAGGCGCAGCCAACTTGAAGGCATCTGGCCAGATTGAACCAGTCTTGTTATGCTTTACTTGCGACCCATACCAGCCAATTGACACCGAGTTTCAGTTAACCAGGCAGGCCATCGAGGTCCTGCATCATTACGGCATACCGGTGCAGATATTGACCAAGGGCGGGTTAAGGGCAATCAGAGATTTCGACCTACTCGGCCCGAATGACCGATTCGCCGTAACGCTGACATTTATCGATGATAAACTATCAAAGACATGGGAACCGAACGCCGCGCCGCCGTCCGAAAGGATTGCCACACTACACGGCGCCAAGCTCGACGGCATCCCTACATGGGTAAGCCTGGAGCCAGTCCTTGATCCGGCGCAGAGCCTGGAGATAATCAAGCAAACCCACGACGTCGTTGACATCTTCAAGGTAGGCAAGCTAAACTATCACCCGATGGCCAGGCAAATCAACTGGAGGAAGTTTGCACAGTCGGCAATCGAAACCCTGAAGCAGTATGATTGCCATTACTATCTAAAGCAAGATTTGAGGGAATTACTATGAAGGGTGATAAAAGGACATCAATTCAAATTTACCAATCGACCAAAAAGGCCCTAGATAAACGAGGCAGAAAGGGCGACACTTACGATGACATTATTCAGACTTTACTAGAGAAGCAAAGCAAGAAATAACGAATACCTAATCATTAATAATGAGCATGAACCGTGGTTCGTGCTCATTTCATATTAAAAAGGAAAACATGAAACAAGGCAGAAAACCAAAACCATCGGCACTTAAAGAACTGGAGGGCAATCCTGGCAAGCGGCCAATCAATAAGGCCGAGCCCAAGCCCAAGACAGGCATGCCAAGCTGTCCGCGGCATCTAAATACTCAGGCACGAAAGGAATGGCATCGCATGGCGCCACAATTACAGAAGCTAGGCCTTTTAACTCAAATTGACCGGGCAGCCCTGGCCGGATATTGTCAATGCTATGGCCGATGGGTAGAGGCCGAAAAGAAGCTCAAAGAACTTGCTGGTATATCCGTTGACAAGGTGCCATACCTATACAAAACTAGCAATGGCAATCTTATTATTAGCCCACTCTTGATAGTAGCTAATAAGAGCCTGGAACAGATGCACAAATTCCTGGTTGAATTTGGCTTAACGCCGGCAGCTCGGTCCCGAATAGCTATAAGCGGTGGTGAAAGCGACGATCCGCTGGATAAGCTATTGAATACGAGAAAGAACTGATATGGTTTGCGCAACGAAGCCTGACTTAAAGGCCGCCGAAAGGGCGGTTCTTTTTATTGAAAACTTAAAACACACCAAAGGGGAGTGGGCAGGGAAGCCATTCTATTTAATGCCCTGGGAGCGGGATATTGTCGTGAGGTTGTTTGGAACACTTAACCCCGATGGGAGAAGGCAATACCGGACTTGCTATATCGAGCTTCCCCGGAAGAATGGGAAGTCCACTTTAGCGGCAGGGGTAGCACTTTATCTCCTGTTTGCCGATGAAGAAATAGGGGCTCAGGTCTATTCGGCAGCCAATGAACGCGGTCAAGCAGCCCTGGTATTCAATGATGCTGCGGCAATGGTGAGACAGGCCCCAGCTCTTCTAAAGAGAGCGAAGATAATAGATAGCCAAAAACGGATTGTCTATTATTCCCAGAACTCTTTTTACTCTGCTATATCGGCTGAGGCTTATTCTAAGTTTGGTTATGACTCGCATGGCGTGATTTATGATGAACTCCATGCAGCACCGAACAGGGAACTGTGGGATGTTTTGACTACTTCTTTTGGCGCCAGGCGGCAGCCGCTTTTACTCTGCATCACGACAGCGGGCTATGACAGGAACTCGATTTGCTGGGAGCAGCATGATTATGCCTGCAAGGTCAGGGATGGGATTATAGATGATCCGACATTCCTGCCTGTCATTTATGCAGCGCCTGATGATGCAGACTGGCAGGATGAGGAAGTTTGGTTTGATTGCAACCCGGCGCTAGGAGTTTTCAGGAACCTTGAGGAGATGCGGACATTAGCTAAAAAGGCAAAGGAAACGCCAGCTCTTGAGATGACTTTTCGCAGACTATATCTGAATCAATGGACCTCTTCAGTTGAGCGTTGGATGCCGATGGATAAGTGGGATGCCTGCGGGGATGCCGTTGATTTGTATGAGTTGAAGGGCAAATCCTGTTATGCGGGGCTGGACTTAGCAGCCACGACAGACCTAACAGCTCTTAGTTTAGTATTCCCTAGAGAAGATGGATACGACATCTTTATGAAGTTCTGGATACCAGGTGACACGGCGCGGGAAAAGGAACGCAAGGACAGAGTGCCTTACTCTCTATGGTCAAGGCAGGAACATATCAAGCTCACACCCGGGAATGTCATAGACTACGGCTATATCAGACAGGAACTTAGGGAATTAAGAGAAATCTTTGACATTAAGGAAATAGCTTTTGACCGGTGGGGAGCAACGAAACTTGTCCAGGACTTACAGGATGATGAATTTATCGTAGTGCCTTTTGGTCAAGGCTATGCCTCGATGTCGGCACCGACAAAGGAGTTGATGAACCTGGTTTTAGGTGGGAATATACGACATGGCGGGCATCCTGTTTTGAGGTGGAATGCCGACAATATGGTGGTAGCTCAGGACCCGGCGGGAAACTTGAAACCCGACAAGGCGAAGGCAACTCAAAAAATAGACGGGATGGTGGCTCTGATAATGGGCATTGACAGGGCTACACGGCATGAAGGGGAAGAGGAAAAGTCTATTTATGAGGATAGAGGAGTAATAAGCGTATGAAAATACCATTTATAAGCAGACTATTGGAAAGACGATATTCTCTGTCAGACTTAGACAAGGCCATGGATTTGGCGTTTGCAGGACGGAACACCGCTACGGGTGTGAGTGTAACCGAGAAAACAGCACTTCAAAGCGTGGCTGTATTTGCGTGCGTGAGGATATTGTCGGAGACATTGGCCTCGGTGCCTTTACCTTTGTATCGGCGAATGACAACCCGAAGCAAGCGGAGAGCCTACGAGCACCCTTTGTATTCCCTACTGCATGATGCTCCGAATCCAGAGATGACATCGTTCAATTTCCGAGAGGCTTTGATGTCTCACGCTGTCCTGTGGGGCAATGCTTATGCCGAGATTGACTGGGATATGAAGAAGGGCAGGCCAAAAGCATTCTGGCCACTATTGCCTAACAAGATGCGTGTGAAGCGGGAGAACGGCGGTTTATATTATTACTATCAACTGCCGAATGGACAGGAAATAATACTTCCTTCAATTAAAGTTTTTCATGTTCCCGGGCTCGGTTTTGATGGAGTGATGGGATACTCAGTGATCCACATGGCGAGGGAAGCTATCGGGCTATCTCTGGCAACGGAGGAGTTCGGGGCGAGGTTTTTCGGCAATGGCGCCAAGCCCGGTGGAGTCCTAGAGCATCCAGGGAAATTGGGGCTGCCCGCACAGGAAAATTTACGCAAGTCATGGAACGAAATGCACCAGGGTTTATCAAACCAGCACCGCATAGCGATTCTTGAGGAAGGGATGAAATATCAGCAGGTTGGCATCCCGCCTGATGATGCGCAGTTTTTAGAGACTAGAAAATTCCAACGCTCGGAAATAGCGAGCTTTTTCCATATTCCACCTCACATGATAGGTGACCTTGAGCATGCCACATTCTCGAACATAGAGCACCAGGGCATTGAGTTTGTCGTCTATACGATGCGTCCTTGGTTTGTGCGGTGGGAGCAGGTTATCAGCAAGAAACTATTGTTCCCTGATGAGCGAAAAGACTACTTCGCCGAGTTTCTGGTGGAGGGATTGCTACGCGGCGATGTAGAGAGCCGATATAAGGCATATTCCATCGGCAGACAGTGGGGTTGGCTGAGTGCGAATGATATTAGGCAATTAGAGAACATGGACCCTCTCCCTGATGACCAAGGAAATATCTACTATGTGCCGATGAATATGATGCCAGCAGGAACGGTGCCGGAGACAAAGAGTATCATGCCGATAGTAGATTCTCGGGCTGATAGAGCTTATGCACAGGCAGCAGTCCAGCGACACAATACAGCGCAATCATATAGGCGGGTATTTGAGGATGCCGCACAGCGAGTTGTTAAAAGAGAGACTGACAATATACTGCGGGCTGCCAAGAAATATTTGAGTGAGCGATCTAGTGCCGATTTTGATATCTGGCTGGAGGACTTCTACCGGGACTTCCCTGAGTTTATTTCTAAGCAAGTTGAGCCAGCCATATATGCGTTAGCTGAGGCAATACAGGCAATAGCCGCTGATGAAGTAAATGCTGAAGGTGCGATGACACCAGAATTAGAAAGTTTCCTGAAGCAGTATGCCTCGGTATTCAATGGACGGTACACGAAATCGTCAAAGGGACAGCTTCAGGCTCTTATTAGAGAAGCGGTAGAGGCGGAGGAGAAACCACTTGAAGCAATAACGGTACGATTGAGCGAATGGGAGGAAACGAGGGCTGGCAAAGTGGCAATGAACGAAACTATCCAATTAAGCAATGCGGTGGCAAAAGTGGTGTTCTCTGGTGCAGGAATCATAAGGCTGCGATGGGTAGCATTAGGAAGCAAGAGCTGTCCGCTATGCCAAGAAATGAACGGGAAAGTAGTGGGTATAGATCAACCCTTCCAG